TAACATCTAATAATGAAAATAACTTGATTACATTTACACTTAATTCTAGAAAAAAGAAAACAATTACTTTTAAATTATAAATAAAATTAAAATATTTTTATTTTATATAATAAGAAACTTTTATAATGGTTAATAATCATTGTACTATTAAGTATTTACTAACATTAGGTATTAAAGATGTTAATGACCATATTGGTGTTTTAGCATTAATTTTACCTTTCGCAAATGAATTCGCAAATCTTGCTAATATCGCTTTTTTTAAACCACTATTTAAAAAAAATATATATCCACATCACGATTCTCCTTCTAGACTTTTTTATGATGTTCTTGCATTAATTGGTATAGCACTTAATGTTTCCAGATATACTCAAGCAACTAATGACTGGAGAAAAGGTTTTGGTAAAGGTATTGTATATCTTTTATTCGCTTTTGCTCTCCCTAATATGACTATGCATCATATATTAGACTTTTTCACTACAAATCACTATCTTAAAGGATTTATTGGTCTTATTGCTATTTATATTATCGAACTTCTTATTCATAAAACAATTTGTATTTTTGATAGTTATCTTGATGATAATTTTCCTAATGAAACTTCATTGGATCATTAGATTAAATAAAATCAACACTTTCTATTTTATTATTATTCATATTAAAACGAATTAATTGAGTTCCCGCTGAATTAAATATTCTAAATCCTCGCCATTCTTTTTCATATGTTGTATGATAATGTCCATTATTTATGGCAATAATATTATAGTCTTTAATTACTTCATAAAAAGCAGCCTTTTCATCTTCTTTCCACCAATCAGCATATGGCTCATTTACTGTATTATAATGATAAAAAATGATTACTGGATCTTTTTTATCTTTTGGTAAATTTTTTTTTAAAAATTTTAAATTTTTTGGATAAATACCTAATGATAAAATTAATACATTATTTTTACTATAAGCATAACATCCATTATATTTCATCCAAAACCATGGCCAATATGTCGCATTATATTTTTTTTTTAGATATCGTAATACTGGTTTATGAAAATATGGATGTCCTGTATAAGTATCATGATTTCCTGCTGTTAATAAAACATCCAATCCTGCATTTTCTAATGGTTTTACCCAATTATTTATTAAAGGTGTTAACTCATCTTCGCTATTATTATTGTTATTACTACAAAAACAACATATACCATTTGTGCCATAATCTGTTATGTCCCCTGCTGATATAACTATTTCAACATTATGTTCATCTTTCATATCAATGATTTTTTGAACATGGTTTCGTTTGTCATCACGAATGTCAATTCCATGTGAAGAATGTACTGAACCAAAATGTAAATCTGAAGATAATACAATTGCCCACTTTTTATTAGAAATCGAAGACACTTTTATTATTTATATAATATCATTATAATTTAATATTATTAATCGAATATATCACTATCAAATTAATAAAATTAAAATTAAAATTAATCATGGTTATGTTTCGGATTCTGACAATCTTTTAATACACAATCAAACCAGCCTAACATCATATTCCATCTTTCAGTTCGATCTCCTAATAACGCCATAGCAAGATGTTCTATATTATCATTTAAATTGGGTGGCCCACTTCGAGTTCGTTTTACTGTATGATGAAATGACTCATGTAATAATGTTTTTACTAATTCTGCTTGTGTCCATAATAATGTTTTATTTATAACTGTATTCCTACCATCTGTCCAAGCAAGATCTTCTTTTATATTCATATCTCTTATACCAAAACGAGCATTCATTACACATTCTTTCATCGCACCAAAATCAAATGTTAAACTATTCTCACCAGATGCTTCAAACCAAGCTCGTTCAAAACGACTTAAACCATCCGCACAAACTAAATTTTCGATTCGATCTAATTCGGCAAATGATATCTTCTTTGAACGTTTTAACATAGCATTTGAATGACGTCTACGTTTTTATAAGTTTTTTTTTTTTTTTTCAAAAATCTTTAAAACACGCAATTTTCGTTTATCTTTACAAATTTTTTTACAACGACATCGTAATTTACCAGGACGTGTGGTAGTTATTTCCCAATTATGTGGACAAGTTCTACGATTATGTCTAGCGGAATGACAAATTCTACAGACCATTAATATATTGAATCCTTTGATTAAAATATAAATATAATCTTAATTATCTTTGTAGTATTACTGGTCTTTTTAAATTATAGTTCCATACTATTTCTTGATCTTTACTAACTAAATTTTTTTCGGATGGAGGTTCTTCATGTAAATGGCTAAATGGATCCTCCGTTACTGGATTATAATTCTCTGGTATATCAGGCCAACTTACATATTTTATTAAACTCTTTAAAGCCCTTTTTCTTCGAATTGGATTATTACTTAAAATCATATTATCTAAAGTATTTAATTTCTTTGGTGCTTTAATTTTAATTTCTGCTAAATCTAACCACTGATTTTCTTCTATATCACCTTCCGCATTTACATTTATAGATACATTTTTTTGAATAGTCCACATATCATATTGTTTTGTAATATCAGATACATACGCATTTGTAATTCGTTGAACATCATTTAGTTCTTTTCTGTTTTCTGCTAATACATCAAAATAAAAATCATCATCAGACCCTCTAGGGTATCTTAATCTATATTCAGAACATTCTTCTAAATTTTGCTCTAATTGTGATCCTGAATCAAATTTCTTTCCAAAATTTGAAGTTAATAATTCTTTTTTTGGTGCTTTTATATGTAAGTTATTCGTAAACCCTATATCAATTTGAAGATCTACCGCATTTTTTGTACTTTGCCAAATTCTTGAAGTTTGATTAAAATCTCTACAAGAAGCATTTAATAAATAAATATAAGAAATATTTTGATATTTATCCTTATTTAGGAAAACTCTTTGATTAAGCATATAATTCTGTACTTGTTTCTTTACATCGCTTGGTTGTTCTTTATCAATAGTAACTACATGATCTAAATCACTTGTATATGTTACACTTTTTAGTGCTGGATCTGTCATAAATAAACCACCTTCTTGAATATTATTCGCTTTATCCATTGCTACACCAGTTTCTGTAATTGCTTTAGATGCTTCATAATTCTCAATTTCCTTATCTATTCCTTTTATTTTACGTTCTAAAGTATTCATTCTAAAAAGTTTAGGAGCATTCTTACTTGGGGCTACTTCTATATCATTCTTTGACTCTTCAGCAATTTCATCTTTATATATTTGTCTTGCTTGAGCGGCTACTGCTCTTTTTGCAACGATTTCATTTGCCTGTTGTTTTAATTGTTCTTTTTTATGTTTTTCCTCCATTAAAGTTTCTAATTTTAACCCATCTAATTCTTCTTTCCATACACGTTTTCTTTCTTTTAAAGTACTTAACTGTGCTCCTGTTATTATATCTTGTCTTTCTTTATCATTAGTTAATTTGTCTTTTAATTCTGTTATACATGCTTCTATTTCATCATAAAAAAATGGATGAATATATTTGTGTTGTTTATATATATCTTCCATTAAAGGATAACCAAAACCCAAGTTTTCTAATTTTTTACTAGCTAATGATTGATGAAATGCTAATTTTGTAGGCATATCATTCAATTTTTCTTTGGAATAATTTTTATATATTGTTGTTGAATCTTCATGAATACAGTTCGCAATTTGTTCAAAATTAAATGCCGAATAAAGATCACAGGTTTCTGTTTTCTTAATAACTAATTTTTTATAAATCGTCGCATAAAATTCTAAAAATCGATATGTTTTTACTGTTTCTCCTTCTTTTTGTGATGGAGCAAATTTACTTTTATATTTTTTTCTTAATTTTATTAAACCAGAACTAAAACTTTTATAATCTGGTTCATTTACGTTTTTTGAAGTATTTAGTATTTGTTTGAGCACTTCTATTTCAAGATTAATATTATTACTCAACATAGATTCGACATCAAAATTATAACTTGCGTATGATTTTTCTAAATTTTGTTGATATTCAATATTATCAGTTGCTGTTTTTTTGACATATTCCTTATATTCTTTTAATTTATTTAGTCTTTTCATTATTGGAATATCTGTATCATTTAATATTGTAGTAAATTTTTTACATTCTATTATATAAGAATCTCTTCTAATTTTTGCTTCAGATTCATTTTCGTCATGGTTTCCCTTAAGTTCATCTAATCGTTCTTCAAATTTATCATTTAATTCTTTTAATTTTTGAATTTCTGTCATTGAAATTTCATATTGTAAAATTTGTTGGATAAAATCTACAAATTTTGCTGGATTAAAACCATCATCTTTTCTAAATCCTCTAAATACATCATAATATAAATTTTCATTTGGAAGAGCTTTTAATTTCTCTTTTTCTTTTTCTGATAATGCTTTTTTAATATTTTGTGTTTCTACTGCTTTTTCTATAACTTGATCTACTTTCTCTTCTACTTTTTCAACTACATTACTTCCTGGTAATATTAAATCTAATTGCTTATTTAATTCTTGATTCAATTCCGCATCTTTATTAACACCAATTAAATTTAGATTCGCATCCGCACTACTTATAGCAGCTTCTCCTCCTCTTTGAATTTTACCACCTTGTTGAATATTAAGGCAAATTTGAGATGGTTGTAATTTAAAAATATCTCTTGATTTAATTGACTTAAATTGACGACCAATTGTACTAAGACGTTCATTTATTAATTCAAAATAACTATCTAAAACTTTGATTATACCACATTGAATTTTACCAACTCCTGGAACAAATGTCTTTCTTAAATAAGTTCTGTAAGCATCAAATTTACTAACATATTCTTCCCAATTATATTCGTTAATTGTTCCAATATCAATATTATTAATTGGATCATACCATTTACTATTTGTTTCAAATTCTTCAACATTATCTAATGATGTTCTAATAAAACGAGCAAATTGTTTATAATCATGATCTTTCATTACATCTTTATATATATTATAATTGGTCTTTAATTCACCAACATCATATTCTACTGGATTGGGAGTTCTATAAAATCCTCTTTTATCTGGTTCTGCAAATGCCCCTGTTATTAATGCAAAAATAACTTGTGTATCTAACAAATCTACATTTTTTTTGAAAAATGCAATATTCGCAGTTCTAATTTTTTCTAATTTTATTCCAAGAAGATTATTAAGAGATTGTAAAAATTTAATATAATGTCCTAAAGCTTTTGTAAAAACATCAAATTTCTTTATTTGTTTATCTACTTTTTCTTTGTGATTCATTCTTCGTTTTGTATTTTCATCTTTATCATTAAAATATTCATCTATTGTTTGGGGAGTTATTACACCTTCATTATCGGCAATTTTAAATTTATTGTAATCATTGTGACCAAAACTATTTTCGATATAACTTTGTATTGTTTTAACAGATTTTTTTTCTGGAATTACAACCATATATTTTTTAGGATTTCCATTTTCATCATCCATATAGATGAATTTTGTACTGAATTCAAAATCTGTAAGTTTTAATAATTGTTTTATTTTTTTTTCTGCTTCAATATTAATTTTTAAAGAGTTATCATCTGGATTTTGGGTTATACCGTGTTTGACAATATAAGCATTTGATAAATTAAGAGCAGGGTTATTTTTATATTTTCGTAATCTTTTTTTTAAATCATCCATATCTCTGGCTGAATTTAGAGCAGTATCTTTCAATCCACCATATTGAATGGAATCATTTCCACCTTTAATTAAAATTAATGGTATATTATTATTCTTTTTTTGTTTAATTCTATTCATATATTCATGATATCTTTTAGAACTAATTTTCTTTTTTTTATTTCCAACAATTTTATAAAAATTATAAGTATAACTTTTATCTGGCTTATATATCCGTTTTTTAATTAACTGAACCATTATTATATAAAATTTGTATAGAAAAAAAATAAACTGTTATTAACATTCAATATCTATTTAAACAATATGAATTCGTCTTTATTCTTGAAATTAATATATTGAATAATTTTATGTAATAAATATGAGTTATTTCTCTTATATAGATGATAATAAAACTAATAATACTAATAATACTAATAATACTAATAATACTAATAATTTTCAAGAATTAGTACAAAATGTGGAGAAAAAAAATGTAACTGATTCATATGACAAACAATTAGAAAAATTAAATAATAGTATGTTTGATTTGAAAGTTAATCATACTAGAAGAAATTTAGGTGGTATATATGGTAATTTAACTGAAAATAATTTATATCAAAGTTCCAGAAATGATAAATATAATAATACTTCTTCTTTACATGATACATCTAATAATAGAATTAATGCACATATATTCAATAATGACCTTGATATTGAATCAAATCCATTTCATCAAAATAATAGTGGAAGAGGGAACTTTATTGATATGGAAAATCAATTAAGAAATTTACCCATCAATAATCATTCTTCTATGAAACAAAATGTTAAAAAAAAAACTAGTTTACAAAATTATGTTAAACCAAGACAAAATAAATATTCAAAATTCCCTAGTAAACAAGCGACTTATACTAATTCACTTAATGCTGAAAATGAATTAAGATATTCTAAAATTAAGAAAAAAACAGAAGAAACAACTAATGCTTCTTTTGTTCAATCTACAAGAAATCAATTATTTGGTTCTCAACAAACTAATGTTGTTCCTGGAGTTGAAACTAATAATAATCCATATATGGATAGATTCTTTCCTACTAACAGTAATAATCCTACTAATAGACTTGTTTAATTATCTTTTGCTACTGTATCTGAAGTATCATCTTTAATACTTAATTCGCTCGGGGGATGAACATATAATGAATCCGCACTATTTAAACTTATTAGATCATCTTCATATACTTTATATTCTGGGGTATTAAATAAACTATCATTAAATTTTTCATATTTATCTAAATCTTCATTTAATTTTTCATAAAAATTAAAGACTTGTTCCAATTTCTTTGTTTGTGTATTTTGATTATTTTCTAACTGTTCCAACGCTGATAAAATATGTTCATTTACTTCTGTCTTCTTTACTGTTATATTTAAATAATGTCGTGTATAGTTATAAATCATAATATAACCATTAAATCTTGGATGAAATGTCCATATATAAAAAAATAACTTTATAACTAATAATTCAAACTTTAATTCCATAAATTTAAATAAAATACTCTCAATTACCATATTACTTGAAAAAAAACATCCAAACATAATTAATAAATCGGAATCATTATTATGTTTTATCATATGCTCTATATATGAATACATTAAATAACTAACTAAATACAAATTTGATACTATTGTTACTCCAAATATATTGAGTAAAACTAGAGTCAAAACTAAGCCCATTGCAGTTTTATTACTTGTTACATACTTCATGTCTACGCTAGGCGACTTATAACCCTTTAAAAAAATTTTGATATTATTTATCATTTATTATTACAAAATATTAATAAATTTTAATTTTTTATTCTTAACTACTTTCTGTGAAATACTCTACTTCGGCTTTTTCAAATTTTGATACTAATGGTAATAAAACATCTAATCTTTTCTCTAAAGGTGTATTTCCTCTTGCTCTTCTTCTCAAATTTTTTGCTGTTCTTTCCATCGACAGAGCCTCTCTCTTTGTTAAATTATGAATCTTTAAATAATACTTCCATTCTCCTTCGCCCTTTTTAGCATTCGTATATCGAGCACCACCCTTTATAATTCCATTGTGTTGTCGTAATCTTCGAATACTATTATTTGTTATACCAAGATAGGTATATTTATTCGAAGTATTTATTAATAAATAAACACAGTAATCATTCATAATATTATTGTGTATATGTTTATTTTTAAATTAAAATCAATCTCTATTTCCACCAAAATTTATTAGACATTTAACACATCTTTTACTTGATTTTGCTTTATTATCTAAATTATTTTCAATTTCGCTCATATCCATCCAATATTTATCCAAATCTTTCCGATATTGTATCATTTCTGGACTTTGTAACCATTCTGGAAGATTTTCCATTTCCCGAGATGAAATAAGTCCATAATTATCCCATTCTAAATCATTATATTCTTCGTCTAAATATTCTTCTTCTCTTTCTGATAAAGGAAATCGTGGTTCTGGTATATACAATTCATGTTTAGAAGACCAAAAACATATATCATCAGAAGACCACATAAAATTTATTTTAAAACAATTAAAACAATATATATGCTCACATTGAGGTAACTTTATACCTCTTCTATCGTAAAGATAATCACCAATAATATCACGATATACAAATAAATTTATACCATATGTAGTTGAATCATGTAATATTCTAAATAAATTATTTCTTCTAGTACTATTACATTTTGGACAATCTTCGTCAAATCTATCTATAATTACTAAATTAGAAGTATCCGTATTATCTTCTTCATAATCACTATTATATTCAACTAAACTATCTAAAGCATAATGACATTTTCTACAAACATGTGGATTTCCCATATAAGATTCATCTTGAAGAAATCCACCACATAATTCATTATTAGGGCATTTGGTGTCTGATCGCATTTATATTATTATGTATATTTTAATTCTTTATTTCTATATTAACTATAATTTTAGATCTTATTCTTCTTCTGTTGTTGATTCATCTGAATCACTTTCACTATCCTCTTCAATTCCTAAAAATGAACCAATAGATTCTTCTAGAATTATATTTATATTATTCATAAAAACTTCTTCTTGACAATATTGATTTAATTTATTTTTACGTTCTCCTTTACTAGACTGTTCTATCTCAAATTTTAATTTAGTCATAAATTCTGTTATATAATTCGGGAAGAATATTTTAGTTAGTTCAGCATCATATTTACTATTATAATATTTATTTACTAAGAATTTTATAAACTCCTTTGATTTCATTTTTTTATTTTTTTTCCAATACAGATAAAATTGATATAACATTTTATTACCACATTTATAATGTTCTTTTAAAAAATCACGAATTACAAGTTTAATTTCATCCATATATTTAGTAGTTAAATCACCCCATTTAAAGTAATAAGGTTTATTTAAATTTGGTGCTAATACAACTGTTACTACTTTTTTATCAGAAAATCTACAATAATTCTCTGAAATAGAATCGTTCATTTTTTCTTTAACATTTTGTACTA